TTTTAATTATGCGTTGTTGTTGTAATGTCAAGGGTTTTATATTAAAAGTCAATGAAAAAGAAGGAACGGCACAAGTACAGGGCGAAGATGGCAGTCTTTACGAAAATGTTTTATTGATTAACCCTTTTGGCACGCACTCAATTCCTGAAATTACAGACAATATGGAAGTATTGATTATGAAATCAATGGGAACAAAAGATGTTGTTTTGGGGTTGCCATTTAATTACATAAAAAAAGATATTTTGCCAGCAGAAAAACAAGGTGATTACACAGTTGGAAGCGTTGCTGGTGGTAATTATACACAGTACAAACAAGACGGAAACACAGTTGAAAAAACAACAACAAAAACAGTAAATGGCAATATTGACATAAACGGCAATTTTTCAACAAACAGCATTACAAATTTAGGGGACGCAACTGCACTTGTTTTAAATAAAAATGCAGTTATGCAAGTTATAATTCCAAGCGGTAGCAGTGCGGGAATTTATCCAGTGCAAATAACAAACGCAGGACAAACAAAAACAAAGGCTTGACATTTGCAAAAAGAATATTATTTTTAAGTAGTTTTTTTTAAGAAAATGCAACCTACTACAAAAATAAGTGAATTAGGTAATGGTGGACTTTTGCAGGCAACGGATGCACTATTGATAACGCGTGGGACAGGAAATTATAAGGTAACTGGCAACAACATTATTGCAGAAGCAAGTAAATCTGTAAAGGGCATAACACAACTCGCAACTTCAACGGAATATTTCAACAAAGACGACACAAAAACCATAACACCTAATGATATTGCAAATGATGTTCGGCTTGCAAAATTTTCCGTTGCGAATAGTGTAGCAGGGTTGACGCAAGTAGTTGCAATTGGTGCAACTTATAATATGTTGACATCACTTTTAACAGCTAATGAAGTGTCAAACACAAATATTCCAATTATATATAAAAACACGGCAAACGCAACACAAAATACAATACTTGACGAAATAAATGATAAATTTCTTTTTCCGTCAAACCTTAACACATTTAATTTAAGTTATACTCCTTATTCAATTCGTGTTATTTTTACAATAGACATTCCAACTATTCCAAACGACCGCTCAACAGAATTTGCAATTGCAATTCGTAGGGTAATTGATAACAGCGAGGTTGCATCTACAATTTTTTTCAAAACAAATGGTGCAGCCGTTATAAATAAGCAATACACAGTGATTTTAAAAACTTTTGTAAATGGTGAAACCGACCCTTATGTTGTTGATGGTTGCCGTGTATTTATTGAAAATAGTGCAGGAAGTGAAACACAAATCACATTAAAAAGTGTGAATATAAGAATTTTTAGAGATTAACTTTGAAATTGGTTGCCAAAGTTATTAACCCTTGCTTTTGTTAGTGCTTGCTTTATATCAAGTGTATAAGTTCCTTTGTTGACAATATTAAGTTGCGTCGTTGTACCGTTTGTATCTTTTGTAAAAACAACACTATCAATTAAAAACTCACCATTAAAACCCTTCTTATTATCAAGAACTTCAACATAAGTATTTATTTTCCAAAAATCTTTGTTTGTTGGCGAAAAACTAAATCCTTGCACGGTGCAAGAGTAATTTACACTTTGTGAACGCTTTATATTAACGCTCCATTTTGCCATTTCTTCAAGTGTTGTTGAATTCGTTGGATTATTTGCACCAACTCTTAAGCGGTTTGCAATTATAATTTGCTCATCTTTTGCTATACTTTTTGGGTTTGCATTCTTGACATTATGGTTCGCGTTGCCACTTTGTGAATATATTTCAACAACTTGAAATCTGTTGAGTACACTATAAGAAAAAGTGCTAGAAAGCATATTAGTTTTTCTTTTATCAATAACATCGTTTATTAACGCAACGCCTGCCTTTGGCTTGTTTGGAAACTTTCCATTTAAAGTTCCAAGGTCTCCCTCTCTATAAATAATAAGCTCACCAGTGCCAGTTGTATTCAATAAAACTTGTGCTTTTTTTGCATACTTATCAAAGAAATTGAATAAAGTCTCACCATCTTCAATTTGAATTTGCTCTTGTGTGTCAATTGGCAAGGCTTTAAATGTAATGTTTTGGACTGCAATTATATCCGCAAATCCATTATCTTCAACCGCCGTTCGTACCAATGCAGTGAAATCTTTTATTTTATAAGTTTTGGGTCTTGGGTTATGTCTTAATAAGCAATAAGAAACTGCGTCCATTCCCTGAACTGTGATTAAATCACTGCTTGCACTTTCACTCCATTCAGTGCTGACAATATAACCAGTCAAATATTTTATATCATTGATAAAAACCAAAACAGGGTCTTGCGGCTTTATCAAGTCAATTAATACATACTGACCATTTACAATTTTGCTTTTTGGTGCATAAGTAAAACTAAAATCCGTTGTCGCACTACTCATTGAGTTTTTTAATTCAAAACTTTCAAAGGTTTGCAATTCAAGTCCATTAACAACTAATTTTACAACATCTTGCATTCACGAAATCACAGTTATTATGCCATTCACTTGCCTTGCGTCCTTCACATCATTAATATTGTATATGTTATCATAATTATCAAGACTTCCATAATAAGAATATAGAAAAACGCCAAGGGGTTGCTTGTTAATATTCAATGTTTCAAGTGTTGGCAAGGTCAAGATTTGTCTATCAAATAAACGATTTGCATTCGTTTGAATTTCTTGTAAAGTTTCGGCAATTTCATCTGGCAATTTTTCAAATAAATCATCATATTCACTTTTCAAAAGCTCCCTTGTTTCATTTAACTCATTGGTTGTTTTATATTCAAGTAATGTTGAAAAAACATAAGCACTTGCCAATGCGTTGCTTCTTATAATATTATTTATTCCTTGTTGGTTTTCTTGAATTTGTTTTTGTATTCTACCACTGCCAATTGCGTTTGTGTCGCCTGCATTGTAACCAAAATAGCCTTTTAGAACATTAAATAAAACTTGCGTGTTTTCAATACTTTGCTCCAAACTATCAAAACCTAATTTCAATTGTGTTGCAAGCTCTCGTGGGGAATTTGCCAAACGCACAGCATCGCTCGTGAATACTGAAATTGTATTTGCAAAATCACTCATTAAACTTCCCGCACCTTCAACACGCTTTGCAATATCAACCATTGCTTTACCTGTTTGTCTAATTTTTGCAAGGGCTTTTTCTGTTTGTGCTTTTTTGTTTTTTATGTTATTCCAAGCTTTATCAAAAGCTGCAACATTGTCGCCAAGTAGTTTATTTTTTAAGCGGTCAAGAAAACTTGTATTTATATTGGTTGAAGCTGGGTATTGGTTAGGGCTTGTTTGTGCAAATTCAATTGTATACTCAACATAGCCAAGCTTAGATTCATTTCTTTGTGAACTCCAAGTCAAAACCTCCATATCTTCCACCGTGCCAAGTGTTGGTAAAACCAAAGTGCCTGCACTTGTTACCCCGTCTTTTAAAACTCTTTCAAATGCCTCAACTGTGCTGTTATCTACCGTGTTATAAACTCTAAAAGTTGCACTACCTTTCAATATTGACAAGCCAAGGTTTTCAATATATCCACGGTCTCGGTTTGGGTATTCGTGTAATATTTTTTTATAACCTGAACTTATACTATCATTTAACCAGTGAAGGTCTTTAAATCCTTTATATGATGCGTTTGGAAGGCGTGCAAGATTCATAAAGCAAGTGAATTAATTCCAAGTTTCAGAAAGTCCGCACCCCTTGTCTTTGTTTGCACATTTGAACCTTTTGGCATATTTGCGAAATTAACATCAACCTCTGCTTTTGCCGTTGCACCTGCTCTGTTTTGCACAACTTGTTGCATAAAAGACATTCCACCATCTTCGCCAATTGGTTTTGGCTTTTTTCCACCTTGACCTTCGTCAAGTCCACTTGGCATGAACCCTAAAGCTTTGCGAAAGGCGTTGAATTTATTAACAATAGAATCTATTTTATCGCCAATCCAAGTAAAAAGCTTTTTAAGTCCATTGCCAGCAAGTTCTACTACGCTCCATATTTCTTTTCTAAAAATTACAATTCCTGCAACAATCCCAATAATCAAAGTTGAAATTGCAAAAAATGGTGCAACGGCAACGCCCATAACCCCCAGCCCTGCTGAAATCAATCCAACAGTAGCGGCAATCAAACCAATTACCATAAGAATCGGTGGCAATATAACTGCAAGCATTGTAAAATAAAACACAAACTTTTTTGCAGTTGGACTCATTTTATCAATTTTCTCACTTAAAAAATTGAAAAATTTTGTCAAATCAACTAGTATATCACGGTATCCAGCATCGTCCATTAATTCCCCAAATTTTCTTGAAAACTTTGAATATGATTCGCTTAAAATTTGTGATATCCCCGTGGCACTATTCGCAAAATTTTCTTGTGCATTTTTGTGAATTTTACCCTGCTTATCAAACATATCTATAACATTTTTGGCACTCACGCCTATAGCACCGTTTTTACCTATAATATCAAGTAGTTGTTGTGGTGTTTTTTTAAGAGTGTCACCAAGCATAGTAAATATTGGCAACCCAGCTTCTGCCATCGTTTTAATGTCTTCCAATTCTAATTCTCCCTTGGTAAGAACTTGGCTAAATTGCCAAGCTATTCTGTCAAATTGCTTACTTGCACCCACGCCATACACTGTATTAATAAGGTCATTGGTAACCTTGACAATTGCTTGATTATCTAAATTGCCAGTTTGTTTGATTTTTGATAAAAGTTGAAATGCTTGCTCTGGTGCTAATGCTGTGCTGTCAGCGATTCTATTGCCTTCTTTAATCATTGCGTCAGCTGTCTCACCAAAGGTAGTACGCATTTGCAACAAGAGTGTCTCGTAACTTGCAAAATCTTCATAGGCTTTTTTCCCAAACAAGGCAACTGGTGCGGAAATAAACAAAGCTTGATTACGAAATGCAAACATCTTTTGTGAAAAATTCTGCATTTTGTTGTTAAACTTTCGCATTTTATTCCCAGCTTGTTCCAAATAGAGTTCCACCCATATCGGAATATCTTTGAAGGCTTGCGGTATGTATTTCCCAATTTTATTGGACACGCTTTGAATTGTATTTTGAAACTTAGATAAACTGCGTGAAACACCGCCTGACATATTATCAAACGAGTTTTTTATCTTTTGTGCCTGCTGTTGCACTTTCCCTGAAAAGCCTTGCATTTGCCCACTTATTTTATTAAGTTTGGCAGTCATTTTATCTTGGATTTCAAAGATATAGGAAATGTTAAATGACATATTATTTTTGATTTTGTGCTTTTTTAATTTCCTTTTGATATTTAATAAATATCTTAAATTTTCTATTCAACTCACTTATTGGTAAATTTTCAAGATATTCTATCGTTACTCCGCCTTGCATTTCACAAGCAACGCACATAATATTTTCTTCCAAATCTTCTAAATCTTCGGAACGAAATATGTCGAAAAAAAATCTAAATAAGTTTCAATAAGTTTATCAAGACCTTCAGCATCAAGTGTATCAAGGTGACTTGATTTAAGTTCTTGTTTTTTTTCAGCATCAAGAAAAACCAAACCATTACAAAGCATTTGTTGAATAGTGTTATAAAATTTTGCACAAATATCAGCGTCCATTGAAACGATTAACAGGAATGCTTCTGCACCAATTTTTTCTTCATCACCCTCTTGCTTCACTGCTGGCGTTTTACCGTCCAACGCTTGGTTTGGCATTTGCTTTTGCATTTGCGTTAAAGATTTTATAAAGTAACCCCTAATTTGTTTCAAACTAATATAACAATGTCTTGCCGTTGGCTCTTTGAAATATAATTTTGTAATTTCAGCGTGGCTATAAACACCGTCAATTTTAATGTGTGCCTTCAAAGGGTTTGGCAAATCGCAAAAGTATTCATTCATAAAGTTTCAGCGTATGAGTTAAATTTAAAAGTATATGTCGTTGTTCCGCCGTCTTCAATTTCAGGCAAATCTTCAAGTGAGCCACCGCTTAAGTTAATTGGATTAGATGGGTCGTTATCGTATGTAATAGTTGCAATCAATGTTCCCTCGCCGTTTCTTGTGAATGGTCTTTTATAAAAGTCAATCATTAAGTCTCTTGAATCTTTGTCTTGATTATCAAGTTCAAATGTAATCATAGACGCACTATCATCAAGTGTTTCACTGAATCGTGTTACACCGTTAATATCGGTTTTACCCTCTCTTTTGCGAGTTCCAAGTTTAAATTTAGGCTTTCCAACGAATGGAATTGTTTGCCCACTTATTTCAATTCTGCATATTGTAGTTGCCATATATATTATTAATTAAATACTGGAATAAAGTCAAGAAACACTTCACGCAATTGCGTTGTTATTGGTGCAATTACGCTTGTTGTAATCTTGCCGTTTAAAAGGTCAAAATTAAGTGTTTCGCCTGCTCTTTGTAAAAACTCCTTTTTCCTTCCACCTTGAAATAAACCAAAGGAAACAAGGTCATCATAGAATTTTCCAAGTGTAGCAAGGAAGCTGCCCTTCGTAACAAACGCTTTTGCTTTTGAAGGCGGTTGTTCTGCACTTGTCAACGTGTGGCGTGGGTATGTTTGTTTTAAACCATTGAAAAAGTATTCCCTTGAAATTGTCAAAGTATCAACATAGTTAAGGAATTTGAAAGTAGGGTCTGCGTCACCAAGCAAGTTTGTCTTGTATGTTGTTGGAACTTCACGGGAAATCAATGTTGTGTTTGATTTATTATTTTCAAAGGTATAGCCGCCTGAACTTATAAGCTCTTCAATTTCCGCTTTTGCAAAATTATTTGGGTTAAAGCCAATTGTAATTGTTTTATAGTTCAAGCCGTCAAGTAGTGTGTTAAGATTTGAATAAGTGTCATCTTTGAATGTGAAGCCATGTGAATACAAGATTGCGTTATCAACATTAAATCTCGGCTCGGTAAAGTTGTAAAGTGTTGCCAAGTCCCAAGATGAAGGATAGTCTATTGTTTGATAAGCAATGCCATCAACTGCATTAAATAAACTGGTCGAGACTGGGTTTGTTAAGCCACCTGTTAAGTTCTTACCATTTTTTGTAACTGTAACACCCGCAACTGTTATACTTGTGATAGTGGTGTCACCTTTCTTAATTGCTGGCAAGTTAATAAATGGAATGTTGAAATATGGAATTGAAGCATATCTAATTCCACCTTGTGTTTCGCCATTTCCTTGATTAATTGAACTTACATTTGCACCTTGTGTCAACTGCAATGCACGGTAAGCACAAAATTGCGAATTAATAACATCAGGGTTTTCAAATATACCAGAAAACGAACCTTCAAAATGTAAGCCAATTTGATTGCCGTTCGTTCCTGCATTTGCAGCTGTAATTGTAACAACGCCTGCACTATTTGAAGCTGTGTAGTTTGCATTTGTGTCCGCCGTAATAAGGTCAACAAGCTTGCCTGCAAGAATAGTTGGTGTGTCGCCAATTACAACGCTTACTGTATATTTGCCGTTTATTTCACTGTCAATGTAAAACACCAAAGAACCATTTTCTGTTGCGCTGTTTGTAAATGTAAATGTTCCAGTCGCCTTTGCTGTCCCATCATCACTCAAGGCAATTGCGTCAATTTGCGGTTTTAGTCTTGAAACTGAAATATTTTTAAGAATTGCACGCAACTTTTTTGCAATGTGTGATTTTCTGCCAAAAAGTGTATTGATTTGACTTTCAGTTATAATGTCACTTTGTAATGCACCGCTTGTAGCTGTTCCGCTTGAAAGTTTTTGCCCTGTAACAAGAATTTTATGGTCGCTTAATTTAATGCCTGTGTCTGCACTCAAAATATTAGCGGTAACGCGTGGATTTGTTGACATATTTATTTTTTATTAATTGCTTTTTCAACGATTTCAACCTCAGCTTCTTTTGTTGCCTCAGCTTCTTTTGTTTCTTCAATATCTTTATCTTGCAAACGATTAAACCAAAACGGTTCTGTCGGAATTTTGTTTTCGTCTTTGATTTCAAGTGTGTCCTCTGCTTTGTATTTTTTACCTTGTAATGAAAAAGGTTTTAGGATTTTAATGAACATTAAGTTATTAAAAATTTGTTATATTTCGTATAAGCAATGAAAAAATAATTGTCAAGTATTTTCAAAAAATATTTTTACTTTCCATTCCGCCTTGATATTCAATTAATATTTCTCGTAATGGTGCTTCTGCTGTATAAGAATAAACATCATCATTTGTAATTCTAACTTGCGTTGTAAATAACCATTGATATAATGAATAAGAACCCTCAAAAAGCCCTTCAATCAATGTGTCGTTTTGTAATGTCAAGCCTTCGTAATTCTTTTGCTTAAAAGGGGACGGAATAACAAAGCGTGCAAGTGTCTTTTGAATTGCTGGCGTTATCACTGTGTGTATTTCATCTGAAAGGTCGCCTTGTAAAATGTTTTTCTTACTTTGGTCAAATGGCAAGATTGCATAAACTTCAATTACTTTTTGATAAACCATTTCATAATCTTGTGCTGTATATTTTGTAGCCGTTACATCACTTGTTGGCACGCCATCTTTATTACTATACTCGCCCGCACCAAGCACAACATATAACCAATTTTGTGAAATGCCAGACTCATCTGTGTTATGGCATCTTTCAATATTAACCTGTGAAAGTGAATTTGCAACCCTTGTAACATTTATAAAAGGATTCCCAGTTACTTGAAAATTAATATTACTTAAAAGCGAATATGTGAAAGTTGTTGCGTCAATTACTGTTATAGTTTTATAACCGTTGATATTTTCATAATCATTTAATACAAGCACACCGTTTATCGTTGCTGGCGTCGTTGGTACGGTTTTTATTTTGAATGTAAACTCGGTTTCAGTCAAACTTGTATAAACTTCCCAAGTGCCATTGTATTCGTTTGGAGTTGCCCCTTGAATTGTTATTGAGTTTTTGTATTTATTCTTTGTAGAGTTTGGCGTGTTGTCCGTTTCAGGCAAGTAATGGTTTGTTGCCGTTGTTACTGTTACAATGTTACCGTTCCTTGTAATTGAAGCTATGTTAATTGAAGTTTTTGCACCTGTTATTGATATTTCTGCTCCCGTTGTCAAGCCTACTGTTGAAGCAATCGTTGCCGTTGCAATTCCGTTGTTTGTTGTTATGGAAGTGATTGGAATTTGCGTTGTGAATTGCGTTGTATATTTTGGCAACTCTTTCGCAATATGCTTAACAATATCACTGCCTTTCATTTGCTTTTGGCTTTAATTGCTTGGTTTATTCTTTTTACAATATTGATTTGCGTTTGCTTGTCAAGTTTTTTTACCGTTTGTTTTAAAAACTCTCGTGGTGCCATTTTTGAAGTTCCAAGTTCCAAATATTTTGCATACCTTGCCCTTGCACCAAACTCAAGGCGTTTTGAACCAAATACTGTATAATCAATTGAACGAAACAAGTTACCACTGCGTCTTGCTGGGAACTCGCCACCTGCCGAAGCCCTGTGAAATTTTGGGTTTGTTAATTTCCTTCCATTTAAACCTGTGTAGACCTTATAAACACGCCCTGTTTTTGCACCTTTTACCATTTGCTCCTTTGTATATGCACGCAACTCTTTTCCCGATTGCTCCATTCCAAGCCTTATTGCAAGTGCAATATGTGGTGCAAGTCTTTTTGTGAACTTAATGCCTTTTTTTGTGTTAAGTGGTTCGTGTATTTTAAATATCATTTACTTTTTGAAAACTCCACCGTATCTTTTCCACGAAGACTTGCAATTAAACGAATAACCTTATCAGATTCGTCAATGTTTTCAAGTGTTGAAACATAATATCTTTTTCCACTATACAAAACCCAAAAATCTTGCGTAAGTTCTGCAAGGGCTTGATATATTGTACTTGAATATTCTATCGAAAATATATGTGTAATTGAAGTTCCAGTATTAATGCCGTTTATCATCTGTGGCGTTGTTCTTGTTTTAATGTCGGCAAAAGCTGTGAATAAAGTTGTCAGCACCCATTCAGTATTTGAAATTGCACTTAATGTTGCTTTTTGTGAATTTCTTTGAATAGAAATTGATTTGTCAAAAACAAGCCCCAAGTTGTCAATCTTTTTTGAAGTTTTTGATTTGCAACATTGACCATTTTTACCCCAAGGCATTTAAATTGAAATAGTTATTGTAAAAGGCTTGTATTTTTCATATATCCTTTGAACCTCATAAGAGTAAAATCCCCCGCCGTCACACATCTCATTATCTGCGTCAAAAAGGTCGGAACATTGCATTGCAAGGCAGTTCGTTATATCTTGTGGAATATTTGTAAAGTTATTAAGTGCATAACCACCTGTTATTGTTACCTCAAGATTGTTATAAACTTCAAATAATGCAAGATGACATACACCACTTTTTAATTGAAACATTGCAGGAGTTGTTCCGCTTTCAGGCATCCAATAGTATAAATCCGTTGACAATACTTCTTTTGCGTCCGTTTGATTCCAATTGCAAGGGTGGTATAGTATGTTGCCAAAGGAGCGAATGTTGAGTCTCGTCAATCCGCCTTTAAAAGGTTCATATATTACCCTTTGATTATATAAGCTTGTTTTGAATGTTTGGTCAAGCAATAAAAAACCACTTTCGCTTTCCCAGTTTAAAACCACTTGTGCAATTAGCTTTTGAATAAAAGCGTCTTGCGTGTCATCTTTTGATTTCCTATAATATTTTGAATAAGCCTTGACATCGGCAACTGTAATAGGGTAGCTTGTTATATTCCGTGTTAATGTTTTGACATCGGAAAAGTATGTTATCATTTCACGATTTTTACTTCCATAACTTTTTCTTCTTGAATAAGTGCTTCAAGTTTTTTCTTTGTGAAGCCTTTTTCCTTAAGTTCTTTTTGTGTCAACTGAGTTCCAACTTCAATTTCACTTCCGTCCTTGTCTTGAATACTTTGTGTTGTTTTGTACATAATTTCAACTTCAGATTCTTTTGGCGCTTCAATTTCGAGTTGAATTGGTGTTGTATCAATTCCGCTATTTATTTCTTCGTTTGCTTGGAACAATTCCAAAGTGCCGTCGTTAATATAGCATTTCAATATATGACTGGGAATGTTTTGTTTTAAAAACTCATAATCACGATGTTCGCCAATATAAATATCATATATTATGCAACCATTTTGGTATGAAATATTTTTTTTAAAAACCCCAATCATATATTGTAAATCAATTAAATTTTAAACGCTTTTTCATATTGGACAACCACTGAAACAGTCGCTGAGCCAGTAATTCCTGCCGAAACAACAGAAGCTTTGAAGTATTTTTTAGACTTCAAGAATCCAAGTTTTGAC